ATGGAACAATAGAACCCATCGGCGCAATCAGCTGTGGCTTGGCCATGCGGCGTCCGGCCTCAGAAATCTCTGACCGCAAACCGTTGTACTCTTTCTGCAGCTGCGACAGGTCCACAATGGGGCTATCAGCGTAGAACGTTGCGGTGGGGATGTGCTCAAACTTGGTGAATGGGTACATGCCGTGGCCGTAGGGGAAGCCGTCACGGTGAACGCTGATGAGAACGTCGTCAACGCTGATAATGACACCGCCCTGAGGCAGAAGCTTAGTAGCGCCAGGCTTTACCCAAGTTTCGTAAACAATGACACTATCCGGTGCCTTACTGTTACCAAGGTTGAGATAAGCCTCATCAAGGATTTGGTTAGCAGCAGAAGTACTAGGAGCCAACTTAATATCGCCAAGTTCTTTAGCGAAGTAATGTTGCGCCCAAGCCACTGGTTTAGTGTATGCGTTAATGACAAAAGGCTGGTCTTCAATGTCTTGCTCCCGTACATCAGGCACGAACAGGTGAAAAGGGGTTACGTGCCCATACTTGATGTCTCCGTACTCGCCGGAAACTTTATCGACACAGTACGGGTCCCAGTGTGTCTTAAGGAACCCGTTACCTGTAACAATGGTCCACCAGATGGCACGCGACATGTGCTGTCGCAGCTTCTTAGAGTCACTGATGGAGGTCCAAGCCTGCTCAGCTGCAAAAGCTGCACGCTGGTCCTGGTCCTCGCTGGACGCAGGAATGGCTTGAGCGGTGGGAAATGACGAGAGCATCTTCGACATTTCCCACCGAACATAGGAGCGGATACGGTTGATGGTTTTCCGCTGGTGGTAGTACGGCTTACGCGGGGTAAACAGTTTGTCTCGGTAGTCTTCAGGGAAATTACCGCGAGTCTGTTCTACCCAGTGGTGCCCATAAAACATTGACATGTTGTGAAACCACTGCAGCTGCTTTTGGCTACGAGCAGTTTTAGCCTTAGTCCATTCGGACTGTACCCAAGCAACTAGCTTTGCAGCCTCTTCGCTTTCACGGTACTTCTCAATGTTTAAACCGTCCTCAGGTAATTTAATTACCGTAGAACTCTGGGTCAACTCCAGTGAGTTCAGCGAATAGTTGTCTGGCGTCTTGGGCATCTAAGTCGTCTCCCGCTGCAAGGTTAGGGTTCCTGGCTGCAATTCTTTCCGATTCAGCCTCGTCGGATGGGTCGTAGTCCTGGTAACCACTATAATCTAAAGTTTGATTCATCGCTTGAATTTGTTGAAAAGCGAGAGGGTCGCTTGAAGCGACTAGTGCTTGCGCTTTTGAGTTCAGCTCCGTCAGTGTCTTTATCGACTTCTGGTGCTCCTGTTGCTGCGTCTTCAAGATTTCCGACTGCTGCTCCAGCAGCTGTGTGATTGCTTTCTGGCTCCACAGGTACTGCAGCACCAACAGGGACAGTAGAATCAGTGAGAACACGCTCAACAAAATTATTGATAACATCGCTTTTTAGCTCCTTCATTGCGTCGTTGTAGCCTTCTTCGTACCACTGTTTTTTCTTAAGTACAGCAGTCTGAGGCTCTCCTTCGTCAAACAGCCCAGCCAACTGAGCCATCTCTCGTAGTGCTTCTACCGACAGGTAGATTCGGCCTCGGTCAATGACGTTCTTGCTCAGGTCTACACCTGTGTCAATGAATGGGCCTTTGCTTGTCCTAGTAATCCAGCAAACACCGGGGGCGAGTGCTGGAGCGTCCGTTAGGAAGAATCTGCTCATTAGTAGTAATCTCCGTATTCTGCGATAACGGTAGGTCCGTCATCTCGTGCTCTATCTTCTGCGAACTCGACGTTGGGGTCTTCTCGCATTTTCAAAAGCAGCTCCTCGTATCTTAGCGTAGTGGGAGCGTCTTGGGTACCCGCCGAATCATCGACAGGTTTTAAATCAGGCCGTGTCGTAGCAAAGTAGCGGGCAGAGTCGAAAGCGTGGTCGTCCTTTTTGTGTACAACTTCCTGCTTATTCATCTCGTATGCCATTTTGTCTGAGCTGTACGATGACCACCGCAGCTTTTTTAGCTCACGAATAAAGTTGGCACAGTTACGAGAAATAACCCATTTGGGCCGGTCTGGGCCCCAACGAGTGTCGTTACGGCGTCTAAAATATGCTTGCATCTTTTCGATACCAACCATCACATCGTGGGGTATGCCCTCAACGTTCACGTAAACCCCGTGGAGCGCATATTCTTGAATAATCGATGTCCCAGTCACCCCATTGCGTTGTCGCATCGCAGGGTCGCCCATACGCTCTACAGAGTCAGGTTTACGGCCCCAGCTAAGCTCTCGTTGTTTCACCAGCTGTGCGTGCTCCGACACAATCATGTTTGACTGGTAATGCTCCGCAAACGTCACAATATCCCCTGTCGGAGACACTGCGTGCCACAACCAAGCCGTCGGGTTATTCAAACCGTGGTCGACAGAGGCGTACACAGCCCAGTTCTTAGGCACATCGCCAGGACCAAAGTCCACTAAATAACGGTCAATGTTTTGGCCAAAATCAGGAAACACCAAACCACTACGAGCAACAAAGTCACCCTTCTCACGAATATCCCGCTCTTCCTTGTTCATCCCCATCATGTAAAAGTTCATGTCGTCATTGTCAGCCTCAATGTACGGGTTCTGCTCAGCCGACAAAGTAAACGTGTCAATTTCCTCTGCTTTGCCCTCTTTTGCAGGCTCCCACAGCAAATCAAACGTCCAACCCATACCCTTAGTTGGTGTGGCCGCAATAACCCAAAACCCGTTGTAGTCAATTAGACGCATCATGGACTCGTTAAAAATGTTCTGAGGGGGCTCCTCGTCAAAGAAGATTCCGTGACGAGGAACACCACCCAGCTTCATCATGTCCATACCCCAGGTAACAAAATCAATTGTTGACCCGTTGTCGAACGTCAGAATGTAGTTGGTTGCATCCCAACTCTTAGACCAATCACCATCCTTAAGGTAGGAACGTGGTATCCACCTTTTCATTTTAGGCAAAATAATCTGTTCGATACCTTTGGCAACGTCTACAACGACAAACCTAAGCTGTACAGGTCCAGACCCCCATGAAGGTGGGCGCTTAAGAAATGGGTGAGTATTTGTAGCCCACCAGATAGACTCAACGACTTCAGCGTCGGTTTTTCCTCCACGGTTACCTCCAGAAATAAACCGCCCACGTTTGTCAGATTTATGAAACCTGAGCTGCTCCGGGTAATCCCTTTCCCCATAATTAAGAATATTGGGTTTGTGAATTGACTGGTCAAGCTCAGCAACGGCAAGCTGTAAAAGCTCAGCCGGTGTCGGTTGTCTCTGCTTCGTAGGCATTACGCCGTCGAGTTGTCAGTGGCTCCGAGACGAACAAGAATAGCATTAACCGACAAACGCCAAGCATCCGTTGCCCGCGAACCCGCAATCGTTTGACCCTCCAACAACAAGGCAGAGTCACCACCATCATGTACGTGGTCGCCAGGAGCTGCCTGGTTGGGGCCGGGGCCTAAAGTGTGGTGCTGTGCTTCTGCACGGGCATCCAAATCACTATTCGTGTGAAAATCCTCCACAGCTTGTGCGGGAGGTTTTGGGTTTTCGTCAGCACCAAACGTGCCGGGGTTATCGTCAGACGACAACATAGACATAACTACCTCCTAAATGCTTCTCATTGTACTCGTAGCCTCGCTTTTACTGCCACGTTGCCACTTGCCACAATCCGCACACTTAAACCTGCGGTACTGAGCTGTAGCCGTAGTCTCCAAACCACGAGACTGCAAATGGTCCGACCCGCACGATACACAAGCCTCAGGCCTGCCATCAATAAGGGCTCGGTTCGGGTGATTCTTAATCCACGGCAAAAACTTTTCATACAAACCAACAAGCAAGTTTACGTCCTGAATCTGGTACTTTTTCATCTCACGCCAAGCCTTATCATCGCCTGACATGCACTTAATCCACAGCTCAAACCCGCTGTGCTTAACCTTCGCCCCCATACCAAGCTTCTGAGCAACATAATCCAGCTTGTTAGACGGGAACCGAAACCGTTGCTTAGCGACACGCATCAAATCAATTTCCTTATGCGGAGACGGAGGCAGCATGTCGTTTTCAATAAACTCGCGGTACAAATGCTTCACATCAAAGCCCGCACTGTTCCAACCCACAACAGCATCAGCATCATCTAAAAGCTCATGTATAGCTTTAAGCATGTTGGCTTTACCATCGTGGTGGACTGAGCTAAAGTGGACTTTACGTTGCCCATACCAGCGGGCACCGAAACAGATAACTTCGGTAGAACTAACCAGTTGATTTATCGAAACGTTCTGATTCCATAGACCCCACACGTAAGCCAAGTTTGGCGACGTTTCAAGGTCTAACAAAAGTATCTTCATAAATGTCCTAACCGTCTGGACAATCTTAGCGTAAAAAGGAGCAAAAAATGGATAATGTCGAGTTTGTTGGTGGAGTAGCGTGTCCCGTAGACCCAATGGAAGCTCTTAATTGCGACAGCTGCCAGTAAAAAAGGCCCCCTCGGGGGCCTTTTTCATTTACTTACCGTCTATTGCTTTACCTTTATAGTTAGCAATAGAAGTCAGCAAAGACACAACACCAGCAAGCGCTGAAACGCTCACCACGTCAAGCCACGACACCTCAAGGATGCCTGCAACCTGCGAAGCAGTAATAACTGCCACAGCAGTTTGTGCCACGGTCTTAATGGCGCGTTCTGCGGAATAGGTTAGGTACTCAGTCATCATAACTCCTAGTAATGATTTTGATTTAGTGCTCTTTGTAACGCAGTAATTGTACCGCGTCCCCAAATGCCGTCAATTGGTCCAAGGTAGAAGTCTTGGTCTTTCAAACGCTTCTGTACACGTTTTTTGGTGTCTTTACCTAGCACACCGTCCATTGCTGCGTTAACGGAGCGTTGAATAGCTGTGTACGTGAGTTTTCCAGGGCGACCATCAATGATGCCTTCGTAACCCCAGTCACGCTTCAGGGTTTCCTGCCACTTACGCCATGTAGCCTTACCCAGTTTGCCGTCGACTTTCAGCACACTTGGCTTGGTGTCGACAGTTACTTCGCGGTCAATGAACGCTTGAGGGTCCTGCGTGTCTCCCCATTTGCGTGATTTGCGCAGCTCGAAGTGGAGGTGGGGGCCTGTGCTAGCACCAGTTGAGCCGCTGGTGTAGACCTTTGCCCCAGCAGCTATGCGGTCACCTTTGTTCCAGGTGGTACGTTCTCTACCGTGGTAGTAGACGCTGTACAGGTTGAGGGCGTGTTTGATGATGACAACATGTCCTCCGCCTGAAGCGGAGTAGCCTACGTGGTCGACAATGCCGTCTGCGACACAAATCACATCAAATGTGCCTCCGAAGTCGACACCGTGGTGCATTTTGCCGAGTTCACCTGTGATGGGGTGTCGTCTGGGCCCGTAAGGGGAGGTTACGGGGCGTCCGGGTGCTGGGTTAAGGAGTCGCATTAGTTTGTTCTCACTCTTACGATAACAATACCGGAACCACCATCAGCACCAGTGCCGGTTGATTGGTTACAGCCACCACCGCCACCGCCAAGACCATCTGTTCCTGCTGTGGGAGTATTGCCACTTGAACCAGCGCCACCACCGCCTGTTCCACCAGAACCAGAAACGCCGTTACCTGCTCCGCCACCACCGCCACCGTATGTTACGGAAGAACCGGTGATTAAGTTAGCAATACCGTTACCGCCGTCACCGCCGGTATAGGGCGAAACGGGGTCGTGGTTGCCACCAACTGCCCCAGCCCCGCCACCACCACCGGCTGCTAAGAATCCGCCTGTGCCACCATCATTACCTTGACCAGATACTCCGATTCCGCCAGGTCCAGTTACAGCAAAGTTCGCGCCACCGGCACCACCACCGGAACCACCGGCTGAACCAGTGTTTGGATAATAGCTATTTGCGGTGTTAGTTTTGTTGGTCGCGGCAGCTCCACCACCACCGCCAACTGCAAAGTAATAATGTAGTTTGCTCGCTCCACCGCCTCTACCGGAAGAACCTGCTGTAGCCGTGCCGGAGCTGTAACCAAGACCGCCAGCGCCAACAACAACATCTAGTGAACCTGCTGGAATGTAAGCGTTTTCAATGTGGAGAACACCGCCTCCACCGCCCCCACCGCCGAAGTACATTCCACCGGCACCGCCTCCACCAACAAGCAGAACATCCGCATACCCACCACGAGTAACCGTCAAAGACCCAGACGAAGTGAACGACACATACTTGTAGTCGTACCCATCCGTATAAGTACCAGTAGCAGTATTACTGAAGTTCGCTGGAACCTCAAGGGCACTACCCAACAACTGCCACCTAGAGTTCGTGTTATCCCAGTAATAGTTGTCGTAAATCTGCCCGTCAGTAGGGCTAGTAGGAAAATCAAGCGCCATTAGACCACATACCTCACTATTACTACACCGGAACCTCCGGCACCAGCTTCGTCATTATCAGTGGAACCTCCGCCACCAGCACCACATAAGTCTGTGCCAGCCGTCGGCGCGCTGTTGTCGTGACCACCGTTACCGCCTCCGCCGTAACCACCCTGGGCGGTATTGGTAGCACCGGCGACAGCGCCAGCACCGCCACCGGCTATGTACCAGACATCGGTTTGTAAATCACCAATAGTAGGCGCGGCAATAGCGTTAACATCTACAAGCCAATCGTTAAGTTTGACACCAATACCGCCACCGCCACCGTCATCGTTCCCGCCATCTACCCAGTACTCACCGGGAACAGCTCTCCAAGGGCTATCGCCACCGACGTTTCCTGGGGAACCGGCACCACCCCCACCGCCGCCGCGGTCATAATTTGTGCCAAATTCACCGTCGCCACCCCTATGTCCTTGTGGCCCACCATAACCAAAAACGCCACTATAAGCGGAATTCGGAGCGCCACCCGACCCTGAGTTCGTATCCGCTGAACGCCCTCCACCACCAGAGCCACCCCCCGCTACGGCGTTATTTTGACCACCGGCACCACCGCCACCACCCTTAGCGGTTACAACTCCCGCAATAATGGAGTCAGAGCCAAAATCTCCGTCTGTGTTATTAGCGGTCCCAGAAGCCCCGCCAGCTCCCACTGTTACCGAGTAAATGCCAGTCGAGAAAACTTTTGAGCCGACAACTAAACCACCGGCACCACCGCCACCGCCGCCGAAGGAAGCCCGCCCGCCAGCGCCACCGCCAGCGATAACAAGGTACTCGCAAAGTCCTTGCCCCGACACTGTAAGGTCAGCCGACCCAACAGTAGTAAAAATATGGTATTTGTAACCGCTTTGAGTGCCGGTAAAGTCTCCACCTGTCAAGTCAAGGGTGCCAAGTCCCCCAATTTTCCAAGTGCCTGTAGTGCTGTTATACACAAACCCGTTGTAATAATCACCGTTACTCGGTGAGTCAGGAAAATCTAACGCCACGACTAGACCTCCTCTACAGGCTCAGAAACAACCTCCGGCTCAGGCTCGACCACAATCGTAGACGGGTCCACAGGATACGGGTGAGCATCCTTCACAGCCTGCACAGCATCCAACCAATCCTGCTCCGTCACCTCGCCACGCTGGTAATCGAAGAACACAGGGTCAGACTCAGACTGGTAAGCAGCCTGGCGTGCCTTTTGCACAGCCTCATAAGCAACCTCGTACTCGACCTGAGCCCACACTGCCTCCAACTCGGCAAGGGTTGGGGCGTCACCGTCAGACAACCAGGTGAGCCCACTGTAAGAGTCACCGTTGAGAGTCCACTCAGCGTCAGGGTACCTACGGGTAAGAATCTTTGAAATATCCATTAGCCAGCCACCTCAATCAAAGTAATAGTAGAAATTGTCCTAGCTCTGGGAGCATCGTCAATGTCAGCGCCGGAACGATTTACGTAGAGGGTTTGTGAGCCGCTTGTAGAGTTGTGAATCTCAACACTATAAGTAATGCTAGAAGTAGTAGATGGTGAGTCCAAAAACTGTTTCATCGCATTAGCAATAGCGGTGTTATCCGAAGCATACGCTGGTGTCTGAGAGGCGGTGAGACTTGTCCTTGAACCAGCCGTATCGCCCACACCAACCGGAGAACCGTTTCTCAGTAAACGAAACGCCATATGACCGTCAGCGGTGCTGGCATTTCCATCTATCGCCACAAACACAAGAATCTTGGAAGAAGTAGAACGCGGTGTGATTGACGCCGTAAACCCTGTTACCGCTGTCAAACCACCAGCAGCAACACTCGCGCTAAAAGTGTCCGTCTTTGTCGTGGACACCACCTGCAAAATCCCACCAGACCGCGACACCGCACCAATCCAAGACGAAGAACCCCCACCAGGGTCAGTGTAATAAACATACATAGACCCATCAGTGTCATCCAACCACAATTGCCCCTCATAACCTGTAGGTGCTGTGGACTGGACGGCTACCGAAGGACCAGCAGCCGAAACCCACTGCTGAGACGACCCATCATCGTAGTAAAGGTACATCTCGCCGTCATCAGAATCCCACCACAAGTCACCGGCAGAAGGCGAAGCCGGTGCTGTAGAAGAAATCGTGACACCGCCACCACCGCCTCCGGCTGGCTGCCAAGCGGAACCGTCCCACACAAGAGACAAACCAGTGTCTGTTTCGTAAATTACCTGACCGCTCCACGGGGAACCGGGTCGGGTAGAAGATGTACAAATTGTAAAGCCTGCTGCTGAATCAATGAGGTCAGCGTTGGTATTAAGGTCTGCTACATCGACAACATCGGTATAGTCTGGCTTTGTCAGACCAAGTTTTGTGGTACTGGTGGCCATATGTTACTCCAAGGTTTTTTGCTGGTTCATGCTAGTCAAAGTACCAGCATACATCGAAACATCCGAGAGGATTGCTTCACGTGTCTTCACGTCCTTGACATGTTTAATTATAGCCTCAACAACTTTCAAAACAATAGTGCGAGCATCTTCCAAGTGTTGTTGTTGCGGATTCCATTCACCCGTCATCGCAAACACTAATTCGATGGCTCGCTGGTCTCCGGCTTCCGCGTTACCGATAAGTCGTTGCCGGATGGCGGGCAGGGCCTCAGCGTAGTTGGCTTTGGTGTGTTGGTTATATAACTCGTTATATAAGGGTTGTTTGAGCCATGCTTGGAACCGTGCCATGGGCACGCCCAGGTCTTTGAGTTTGCTGGCGAGGCCGCGCCTGTCGAATGGGTCGCTGAGTTTGAGCAGCACGGTTTGTTGTTCCATGCTGAGCCCATCTTTGGGGTCCCACTGTATGCCCCGGTGGTGAAGAGCCTCTCTGAATTCTAGCGTACCAAATATGCCGCTGATTACTTTCTTTGTCAGTTTTGGCCACAGCTTGTGAACGTCGTCGACAGAAGGGAGCATGCCGTGCCTCAGGTACGCGGTGTGGAATGCTGCAAGCGTCCCGCGAAACGCGGTATCAGTGAACCCCTCCGGGGTGGCAATGTTTTTCGTGGTGCCATCCGGTAGGTGGACAGCGACACCGCCCTCAAACTGTTCGAATTCGTCCACGCTATTAGCAGCAATCCTCGTGACAATGACACGTACAGTTCTCGCACTTGTCGTGTGCGCCCACGTTGCAGCCCATCAGTCTTCCTTAATCTTGTTTGTCTGACTATCGTTCCGGTAAAACCCGTCACCTTTAAAGCGTACACCCGACAATTGGAAAACTTTAGTCAAATCCCCGCCGCACTCACACAAATCCGTGACGGTTTGGTCAAAGGATAAGTGCCGGTCTTGTTCGGACCGGCACTTCTTACACCGAAAAGTGTAAATAGGCATTACTTCAGAAGCCCACTCATCTCACGGTAATAAGACTCCCAACCCAACTCACGCTTACTAGCGTACTCCTGGGCTAGTTTCAGTATCTTTTTCTTCTTGTATCCTCCACCGAACATTATTTCTGTCCTTTCTTACCCGATTGAAACGCAAAACCCACAAGCATCATTAACCAACCACCAAGTGCATACACCAACATCATTCCAATAACTGTCTCAATCACAGTGCCCGTCCTTCCCACCATTCAAACTGTGCATCCGCCAACGCCTTCGCGTGCGGAAACTTAACATCCTCCAACGCAGCCCACAACGCATCCGGCACCGTCGACGTCTCACCCCGGATATAACGTGTCATCGTAATGCTCGGCACTTTAAGTAGTTTGCAGAACCCCTGCAAGCTGCCCGCCGTATCCTTCACAAACTGCGCAACTGGTGAAGTCTCCTCATCACCGACAAAAGGTGGTGCAGCCTTCGCCAAAACACCTGGCGCTCGCAATTTACGGTCCTCGCTCCGCCAAGCCAAATACGCCTCATTAAGCGAAGTTGCGCCATACTCCTCACGCAACACCTCATGCGCATTTACCCCCTTCTCATTACACTCCCTACCCAACGCAATACTCTGCCTGTCGGAAACACGGGTATACATACCCGACTCCAAATACACCATCGTCATCTTGCCAAAACTATGCTTTGTAGCAAACCCCTTCTGGGATACACCACACAGCTCACGAAGCCGAACATACGGGTTCTTAACGTCCATCAAATCTCCTAGCGTAATTGCTAGAAGCGTACCATATGTTTAGCGTAGATGTCTACTAAGCTGGTTTAGACGCAAACAAATAACGTAAAAAATCGTACGCGCCCGGCTCTTTAGGAGCCGGTCTTGGAATATACCCGGGAGGGGGCGGAGGTTGCAAAGCACTATAAGCCTGTTTATATTGCATTAAATTGTTTCTATTTAAAGCACCAGAATTAAGTAAAGCGTCACCTATTCTTTGACGCTCTGTTTTTTTGTATTTATCCAAAATTTCGTTGTAATTACTTGCAGACTTTGCTTTAGCTTGATTCACAGCTTTTTTAGGTCTATTTATTAAATCAATAACATTAACTAATTGATTATACGGACGATAATCAACAGCAAGCTTGTTACCAGAATCAAGAGGAGCCATTCGTCTAGGAAAATTGGTGCTGCTATAATAAGCAGGAACAATTTGCCCGCGTTTATCTAAAAATTTGTTAATGCTTTTCGTCATATAGCGTGGGTCTTGGCGACGCAAAACTTCTTGCGCAGTATCCATAATTTGATTACCAATATTTTTAGAAGCAGCAGCAATTTTAACAGGCAAATTAGGTAATGGCGCTGCTGTAATACCTTCCGGTTTTAAAAACGCATACACCGGCGCAGCAACACCGGTTCCGCCTCCAGCGCCCTGACCAGAAATATGTCGAATAGCGTTATAACCAAAACGTGGCAAAATATCCGACATCGAGCTGTAAGCTTTCGGTCCAAGTTCAGCTGGGTTACTTAAAACTGTCTTCGTGTAAGGCAGATGACGTCCAATATCACCGACAGGTCTTTCAGCGCCATATATGCGGCTAAGATACGCCCCAAGTTCGGGACTTTGTTCACGGATAGGGGGAGCGTCGGGCATCAAATCCAAAACATTTAAATCTTCAGGCAAATTACGAAGAGTGTACACACCAGAACCATAATCGTAACTATTTGCCAATTTTTTACTTGACGTACTAAACAAATCTGCGTCAAACCAGTTTTGGTCAGTAAACTCGGGCAAACGGTTTACTGCTACCGCCCACGGCTCACCCTGATTACCGTGATACAACCTACCTATTATGCTTTTTAAATAAGCATCACGAGTGGCCGGATTTGCCGCCGCAACCCGAATACCTTGCCCAATCACTTTATCAATAGGAGCACCTGCCGCCCAACCAACCGGATTCAACACGTCAGCACCAAAAGCAGCCGCACCCAAACCAAACCTACCTGCAGCCGAAGACGGAGCATACCCAGCATCCGCAAAATCCTCCACAAGAGAACTCGCCGGAGCCAACAAAGCATCCAACGCACCATGCCGTTGAATAAACCCAGTAGCAGCACCCCTATCCGCTTGGCTTGTACCCGTAAACGGATTCATACCTAAAGCAATACGGGCAACCTCATTTAACGGAGAAGGCTCCGACTGCACAAACCTTGGAGTAGGGCGCGGTTGACGACCAGAGGCCTGCTGCCTCAAACGCAAAGCCCTGTCATCAACCATTAGCCTGCTCCCGGTTGAAAGTATTTAAGAAGATACGGGTGCATCGTCGGCGGAATATAACGCTCACCAACAATTTTAGAAAAATTAGAGTACCTGTCTAAAGCCAGCTGGTCTAAATCAAGGTCACCAATACGTTTTCCTACAGGTTTGTATATTTCAGCGCCATCATCTGCAATACCCGCAAAATTACGCATGGGCGGGGCCCCGTATTCCTGACGCCACACTCTTGTAGGCAACTGCTCCAACCCCAAAGCCTCAGCCAAAGCTAAACGGTGATTACCTTCCGCTAAATAACCCCATTTTGTCTGCGGATAATAAGCTACCGCTGTTGGGTCACTCAATTTACCGCCTTCGGCCAAATGCTCCGCAATTTTTTTAAGATTATCCGGTCCTGTACTTCTTTGCCCGATAGGTTCTGCTGCACGGTCAAACTCACGCAACGGCGACAACTTCTCTGTCGGTACTAAACCAAACGTATACGGTGTTGCAGGTTGCGGAACATTGTCATAATCAAAACCACCCGTCGCACCTGGACGATACAACCCCTCATACACATCATTAGGCCGCTCAGCGTACCGCATCGTCTCCGGCGTAATAAAGTCACCCACATCCGTCGATTTATTCAAACGGTTAACAATCGCCGCCAACCTGCTCGCAGCTTTACCGACAGGTAAAAACCCTGCTGCCAAGAACCCGGCATCCAACCCCGCCTCAGCACCAGTAGGCAAACGCCCCTCATTAACAGCCTCCGTAGCCAACGGAACCGGATTAAAAATGTTAGTCGCAGCAGCCGACTTCGCAACCTGCGGTGTCGTGCGCAAATAGTTCTGCACAAGCGCATTTAAACGCGGCTGGACAGGCTTATCCACTGGTCGCGTAATAGGTCTAGGCATGCCAACAATCATAACAACAAAAACCACAAACGTGCCTAGCGTACACAGTGCTATACACGCATATAATTAGCGTCCACAAGCCAGGTCAGCCCAAGACCTGAAAAAGGGCTCACATGGAATTATGACGGGGTTTGTACAACATCGTTTGGGACTGTGTTACGCTAACTCCATGCCTACCAACCGGAGGCACACCTTAGAGAAAGGCAAGACCATGACACGCAAGGACTACAAGGCATTGGCACAGGTCATTGTCGGATTCCAGCGCGATATCCACCCGGACGCTTATGCCCTCTTCGTATGGCAGTTAGGCGAAGTGTTTGCCCGAGACAACGAGCGCTTTGACATGGTTCGTTGGGAAGACGCTTGTGGGCTTACCCACGAACTCATCGCTAACACCAAGTAACAACTAGGTGGGGGGCAACCGCCCCCCACCACACCTAGAGAGGACAAGACATGACTGAAGACCGACCAACCATGTACAACGTAGCTCTCAGCTACGACTTCTCGACAATCTCCATCGGTGTCACAGCACCTAATGAAGAACTGGCTGAGGAAGAAGCAATCGAAATACTCGTAGACGAGTGGGGTCCAGGTATCCGGGATTACTCGTCTTGTGATGTAACCGAAATCAACTAGAAAGGAAACAACAATGGAAAGCACGACAGTAAAGACAGACACCGTTTGGGTAACCTCAACCGGCAACAGCTGGGGAACCGGCACCGCTGGTGGCGAAATCTACACCGCCTCAACTAGCAAATGGACAGAGGACAACTGGGCAGAGTTCGAGCAAGCACCCAACGACGAAAAGTTCGAGGTATTCAGGTACCTTGCTACTTGGTACGAGGAGCCTGTGACCACGTTCACCCCATAGACCCCCTCTAAGGGCAGACAACCCTCCACCGCAAGGTGGGGGGTTTTCTGTTGCCAAAAAACTTACTAAGGACTCACGTGGAACAATGGCTGGCTGGTTAGGTAGGACGCTAAATGGGTGTAGGCTGGGTGTATGCCCCAGCGGTTGGGGTTACTTTAGAGAAAGAGAGTTACGCATGATTGCACAAATCAGAAGCATCGACATATTCGTTGGTGTACAACTCAACGCGCACACAGGGCGTGAGTACCTGGACCACGTATCAATCCAGTTCTGGGGGGACCGCCTCGTCCGTGAAACCGGGCTAACGTCGGTTGTGAACACCGAACGCGACTTGTGGGAGCACGTCGAGCGCAGTGTCCAGTCCATGATTGACGAGGGCTACGGAATTGACGAGCCTGAGGTGTCGGTGTACCGCACACACAGAACGTCCACGAAAGTCGACTTTTTCGAAGCAATTGGTCGGCACCTTTAGACCTCTCTAAGGGCGACACAGCCCCCGGCTTCGGCTGGGGGTTTTGTCGTGCCCAAAAACTCTTAAGGACTCACATGGAAAATTGAAGCATGCTTTGGCTACTCGGAAAAAATGTGATACGCCCCTGTTTTTCGATTTTTGGTTTCTCGCGTGTTGTCCCGGAATGTGAAAAGCCACCCGCGTAGCCCCCTTAGGGGCGTAGCATGGGTGGCGTTGGTTGTGTCTCTTCTTGAATATAAGGGGATAAGCTCCTTGATGGAGCTTACCCCTTATATTTATATATGCAATTTTGAAAAATGGTTTTGAAAAATCTTGCCCTTATTTTTACTGAGACACGCCCATGATTTTGAAAAACGATTTTGCAAAATGGATATGTTACGCTAAACTCATCACAAGCCGAGGCGGTCTCGGCAGAAAGAGAGAAACAAAATGAACACGACAGCAACTAAAACGACGTATGACATCGCAATCAAGTTGATTGACGACACCTTGAAGACAACCAAATTCACCGGGCTTGATTACGACACGGCGTGTGAATTGTCTGAAGGTATTTGGATGGGCACTGGTCCCGAAGAAGATTGGGCAGGTGTTGTGGTGATTGACAGCAACGGCGACATTGACAACGAATTGGAGTGGTAAGAATGCACACCTACATAGTCGAATCGTGGCGACCAGACACCGCAGACGGTAGCGCAAAAGTGTCTTGCCGTATCATGTCGCGCCAATGGAACCCAACCACGACAGAACACGAATGGCGCTACAAGCGACACACTTTCAACGAGTGGGATTGGGAGCTTGATTCATCTGAGAACGAGCAACGTGGGGTTGTTCGTACTGTCCGAATGGACATCCAAAAGGACCCGCTAGAGGTCACCTACGGTGGCGAGACAGTGCGGGGTAAGTTGTGGATTGTGACGGTGACATCGTGACAGTCTGCCCGCGACACGGCGGGGCGTTTGATTGCACCCCGTTTTGTCCTGTATGTTCTGGCAATCAAGAATATGAGAAAGGCAACTGACAATGACGAAAGAAAGAATGATTGTGGAGCCCGGCGATTGGAGCCTGGCACGGAAAGCCTTACGTAAGTTGGGTGTTCGGGTGAAGACGAGCATCAATGCTTGTTGCCCGGGTTGCATTGACAATGAGAAAGAAAAGATTGTGGACGACGAGCCGTTGATTTTCTCGATACGTTCACGGTTTGATTCTGACTATGGCGGTGTGTTGTATCACCAAAATATCGCTGGCACTGATTTGGCTGAAAAGGTTGATGACGTGTTGTTCAAGTTCCGTATCCATTACCAATGGGACCGTTCGGGTAATCGGGCTATCCTGGTTGATTTGGATGAGGGACCACGCCGTGAATGGGTGGAGGTCTAATCGTGGCTAAATATCGAGTACAAAAACAGTTCTGGAGTTGGGATGAAGTGATTGTCGAAGCTGATTCTGTGGATGAAGCGTTGACAATTGCCCAGGACAATTGGCACGAGTTGCCTGTTGAAGGCGTTGGTGATTATGAGCCGACAGGTAAGTGGCTTGTTGTCAATGATGAAACTAATGAAGAAAAGGAAATGTAATGTTCAAGATTGAATACCAAACTGATGGCGGTGTGATTGGTTGGCTCCACACTGAATACCCTGACCCTGACGATGCTGACAATGTAGCTAAGCGCCTTGTTCAAGGTGCTAGTGGGGACATTGTTCGCACGACAGTTGTGGAGCAGGCTGGTTACGTGTATTCGGAGTGGGTGACACGATGAAGGACCGCATGCCCCTGTATACCCCGCGCCCTGATGGAATAATCGCCAAGTGGTCGCCCGTTGAGCGCAAGGCGCTTTATTATCACGGCTTTCACGACACGCCCGACACGAATTGCAATGCGTGTGCGTGGGAAGATACTATCTAGTTACGCTAACTACTGATTGGAGCAACTGACAATGAAAACCATCAAAGCTGAAGTAAGGCAACCCTCGTTTGTCGAGTATGACATCAACGTGTGGTCAGAGGACGGTTACGTGTACCTGACGTTTTACCCGTTGCGTTACCCCGGTGACGACAACTACCCAGACAGTGACTTGTCGCATGGCATGCCTGTGATTGACACGTCAGAGTTTTATTCGCTGAAAATACCATCCAAGGCTCGCGGTCCTCGTTTCCGCAAAGCACTGGATTACTTGAAAAGCATGGTCAACTACGACCACGTAGTCATGCCTGACACGTACCCTGTGGAGCTGTGGGACGACGAAGACGGCATGGACTGGTGGAGTACCGAGTCTGAGTTGTCGTACGGTCCTGAGCTGGTTACTGAGTTCATGGCAAAGTTGCCACGACGTAGCCAGTTAGAGCGATTTGTTTATGGAGGTAACTAATGCCTAAGTGGGATGTCAATTACGATGGCTGGTTGGTTGTCGAAGCTGACACAGAGAAGCAGGCGTGTGAGATTGCTAACGAAATGCTGTCCAAGTCCGGGGTTGTCAACGATGGCGATAACGGCGAATGGTATTTGGGTAGCGCAGAGATAGAGGAGCCGACTAATGCAGTTTGAAGAGTCATACCTAGAGGACAGGCTTGTCACGTGTGACCAATGTGGGTTTGATGACGAGATTTTGTTGTCGATTGTCGTGTACGCCACAGTGGAGATGGGTGAGTGGGAGTGCCCCAAGTGTAAGGCGTTTCACGAATACCAGAGAGACACGATTTGGGACATGGCTGATGAAGCCCATGACCGTATGAAAGACGAAAGGGCATGGGCTGATGAGTAGTAAGGAGACGCTGGTGTTGTTCACGTTGGCTATCGCTAATGCGCCGATGACTATCGGTGACGTTGCTTTCCGCTCCAAGGTGTCTTACAACACAATCAAAAAGATTGTGGACGCTGATGAGCGAGTGACCAAGGTGGGCAAGCACCCGACAATGTATTACATGGCCAAGCCTGATGTGCTGGATGAGCAGGTGATTAGGTTGTCTGGTGACGTGCCTCGTGAGGGGTGGGTTGAGTGGGTTGCCAAAGTGTCACCCAAGCTTGCACAGTTTGTGCGCATTGACCGAGCCAATGATTCCGACACAGTGCATAAGCAGGGCATGGTGTTGGAGGCGTTGGGTACGAATCTGATTCTGTTGGGCAGGCAGTTGCAGGAGCACGCTGATAAGCCTGATTGGTTCACGTTGATTGGAGGTAATGAAAATGATTGATGACGAGTTCAGTGACCCTAATGAATTGTGGGTTGATGATTTGTATGACATGGACGAGGCACAGTTACGCAAAGAAATTGAGCAGTATGCACGTTTGGCTCGAAGGTATCCGCACCCGACAACACGTAACCAGTTGCCTTACCAGTTTGCCTACTTGAGGCACAACGAGGCGATGAAGATATTGGAGGCGAGAAGCAATGGTTGAGTTAGCTGCTTTGATGGGTTTTGGAAGTTTGTATTTGTTCGGAGTTACGATTTATTTGCTTACGCCTGGGCGTAGGAGAAGAAACCGATGAGTTTATTTGAGGAGGTTTCTGACCTTGAGACACGTAGGCGTGACCATATTGCTAAGGCTGATAAGAAACGTGATGAGATTGCCAAACTTTTGGGGCAGTTGGAGGACGAAGAAAAAGCCGAGCAACGAAATCGAAAAGATATTGCGGAGATACGGCGACGAGAGGAAGCTGAGCAACGACGACAAGAGTCCCGTGCGCAAGCCAATCAGGTTAAGTCAGATGTTTCCCGACTTGAGGAGAAGTATCGAAAGCGAGC